GGGAATGATTGATTTCTATTGATTACAACTCTATAACAATGCAAGTTAGGGCCAACAATTGCACTCATTGAACCCCACGTTGTAACACTGTCTAAAACAGGCATTCCCATTAGAGAATTATAATCTGGATTTAATGGGTCTAATTCGCCATTGTTTTTTGTTGCACCTAGATTTGTGCTGTAAGAATACATTCTTTTCTCTGCATAGATTGTTTGCTCTTGGTTAGGCCATCCAGCATTACCTGAAAGAGCAGTGTTACCGCGAGTGCCATCTAATCCACATGACCTAAAGAACTCATATAGTCCAGTGTTTGTTAAAGCAGCAATGTTAGTATTGTTAAGCGGTCTGGAGAAGACAAAAATAAACTCTTCAATTTGATCAAAGTTGTTACCATTGTTATTGTAACCTAGAGGAACAGGTGATGTTCTTTGTGCAGATACTTCTACTGGCATCATCACTTCATTATTGCGAGCCATGTAATCTAAATCTAATCGAACATATTGAATGAATGAACCGCCATTAAATGCATTAGCAGGTATTAGATTTAGTAATTGACCAACACCTGGCCCTCCTGAAGTTACAGAGTCTGGAATATCATTGCCACCGGGTCTTGCAGTAGCAACTGTAATTTGTCCAAAGTCTACATCGATTAGTCTTGTATCTTTGTCAATTATTCGTGCCATTCATTTCACCTCTTGGATTTCTTTAGCTTGTTCTTTTGTGACTTGCGGAAAGCAACGCCCATCTTCTTTAGATCTAGGCGCCCTTTCTTCTTGCCTGACTTGAACTTAATCTGGTTCTTTTTGTTCCCCATATATTTCTGCCAAGCAGATTTAGTACGACGAACCCCAGACTTAACAATTTCTTCACCTGCTTTCCTTGCGACCTTTCTAGCCTCTTTCTTTGCGCCTTCAACAAAGAGTTCTCTTAACTCTTCGAGAGTGCCTTCTACTTTAACCAAGTAGAATCACCTCAAGCCACGTTGCCAGTCTGAGTTAGTACAAGTGCCATGTAATCCTTAGCAGATGGAGATACAATGCGTCCTTTCAAGCGTAGAGTAAAGTTCTCTGTGCCTGTGCTTACTGAGTTACGACAGAATAGTGTCTTACTAACAATCAGTGGAGTTAGTGAACTGAAACTCTCTTGATGATACATTGCTAGAGTAGCAGTGTCGTAAGTCTTTCGAGCGACATACAAAGAAGTCCTATCAGCATGAGAAACATACGCCGTGATATTTGAATCCGCCAACTGGAAGATTGCTTCAACATCGGCTGCTGGAAATGCTTGGTCGGGATCGAGGACAATATCTACTTCATGAACTTCAAACGCTTGGTTATCTGCAATATCCACGTAATCGGTCATGTCTAGTGTTTGATTTGCTGCTGTTGTTGTTGATTGGAGTTCAACATATATCTCGAATTCTCTTGTTGCTGCTTTCGCCATAGTTTACTTTCTACACTACTAGGTATTTATATTATATTCTTCACACATCTTGAACATCTACGCCGACTTGGCGTGGAATTGGGGCGCAGCCACACATCCACACCTCTCGAATCAAATCTAACCGTTATTTATTTAATAAGAGCCGGAGTGGGGTAACTGATGAAGACCATAATATCAGCGAACATCGATGTCGGATTGGCCATGAGATTGAAAGATAAAACGAAAGGTACACGTTCAAGAGTTATCGAGCGAGCACTTCGTAATTACTTAGATGAAAAAGACGCATTTAACATCGAAGAAATTACTACTGAGCAACTTTTACTCGAACTAACTTACAGAGGAGAAATCAAAAAAACACACAGAGCGTATTTGATGGAAATGTTTCGGGAGATGAGAGAATGAGGAAACACTTTCTTGATTTGTTTAGTGGACTTGGTGGTGCATCCGAAGCATTTGCCCAAGACTTGGGTAACTGGACTGTTCTTAGGATTGACAATAATCCATTATTGGGCGGTGTTCCAATGACCGTAATCGATGATATCAAACTACTTGCTCATGACTTAAATCCTGCTGGAATGTTTCCACGTACTTTAGAGAAAATAGATGTGATCTGGGCGAGTCCGCCCTGCAGGGAATTTTCAAACGGTTATTCATCTCCAAAATCAATCCACGTTAGAGAACACGGTTTGGAATCATACAAGCCCGATATGAGTTTGCTTACTACTGCCCTGGACATCATTGATTATGTCAAGCCAAAGTATTGGATTATTGAGAACGTGGTAGGGTCAATCAGATACTTCCGCGATCTCTTAGGTGAACCAAGACAAATCATTGGCCCCTATGTTTTGTGGGGTAATTTCCCATTACTTGATATTGACAAGAACAAGCTAAAGGATAAGGCAAAGAAAGATGTTCATTCATCTAATCTACTTCGTTCTAACTACAAAGCAAAAGTAGATTTTGAGATTTCACGTTCTCTAAAGGAATCAATAGAAAATCAAAAGTCAATCTTAGACTTTTAATCTGATTCGAGTTTACTAAATGCAAACTTAAGTCCAGCAGTAGAACCACCAGTAATCAATGTGCCTAAGAGCATAAATGCATCAATAGTAAACTCTTCTTTAGTATCTGCTCGATAGACGGGTAAGTTAAGGAAGTTAATATCAAAACTATTCAAACTCGAATAAGGTGTTTCATCGAATCTAAAAGTAGAGCCTAATTGCATACCGGCAGAAATGCCGCCTAAAGACTTCATGCAGTTGGCCCGCCTTCTGCAATACTGTTCATTGCGTTTGCAATTCTAGTTAGGTATTCACCTTCAGAGAAGTTAGGGTCTTTGCACAGGAATCTAACACTTACAGCAGGCCAGTTACAACTGGTATCTCCATTAAGAGATTGATTTTCAAAAGTACCAATCCCTAGTCCAGGGAATGATTGATTTCTATTGATTACAACTCTATAACAATGCAAGTTAGGGCCAACAATTGCACTCATTGAACCCCACGTTGT